CTCTTTGGCTGCTGGTGCCATGGCTGCCCCCATATTCATGGAATCTTTGATCCCAAAATCCACAATTTTTCCGGTTGTGATCCCTGTGATTTTTGCCATTCCCCTCTCTTTTCCGAGGACGAAAGCAGCGCTTCCGGTCACTGTCCAGGTGGCCGATTTCGGTCTTTGGTTTGCATATTCGAGAGGTTAACATCAATTAGTACAAGTCTATTAAAAAGGGCGATTAGAAATTCTAACCGCCCTTTATTTTACGCTTTTACAATCGCAGCGTCAAATCCTGCCGATTTCAATTTTTCCTGCAAGGCAATAGCATTTGCTTTATTGCGATACGCTCCGACCTGTACACGATAAATAGAATCTTTATCACCTACGCTTGTCTCTGATCCAGAAGTTGCAGCATCGTCATCAGATGTGTTATTGGATGGTTCAATGTACTGCTGTCCGGTAATTCCGTAAACAATTGCACTTGCCATGCTCTTAAAGTCATACAGTGCTACATCGTCTTTATCATCCACGAAGCAACATTCAATCAGCATCGCAGGTGCTTTTGTGTGATTGAGCACGTAAAGCTTTTTGTTAATCTTCACACCACGATTTTTAAATCCAAGTGCTGCAATTGCTTTCACAATTTTCTCTGCAAATGGTTTTGCTTTGCTATTATCACTATAAATATATGCTTCTACACCTGTTGTCCGTCCGTTTCCAGACATATCCTTCGCACCTGCATTAAAGTGGATAGATACATCAAGATCAGCCGCATGAGAATTGCATTTACCTACGATGTTGCAAAGCACATTATTTGCACTTGTGCCATTGTCAACCGTACAGTCATACACGGTATGCCCGAGGCATTTAAGCTGTCTGATAACCTCATTTTTTACATTTCTTGCTTCTGTTGATTCCCGGATGATTCCGATAGCTCCACATGCTACTTTTCCGTCCGGGTTGTGTCCTGCATGTACATTAATAATCATATGTATTATTCCTCACTTTCAATTGTTGTAATTCCATACTGAACTGCACATTCATGTTCAATCTTGCATCCACGGTACTTATCCCACTCTGGTGCAAAATAAGCTACGTCTGCTGATGCTAAAAGCTCTAATGATTTTCCAAGGAACCACAATGGCTTCGCATCGTGTGGTGCATCCTTAAAGAAAGAATCAATGATTTCTACATCATCTCCTACTTTCTGCTTTGCTACTTCAATTGCTTTTTCTCTTTCTGATAAAATCTGCTCGTCCGTCTTGTCCTTCATTGGCTGACTGATAAATAATTTTTTCATATCTCAATTCTCCTTCTTTTCAATATACTGTTTGAACATCTGATGCAGTCCTGTGCTTGCCAGACCGCTAAACAAGCCACTTAATAAGATAGATGCTGTGATTGTCCATCCGTTAATCCAAATGGCTAAAAGCACACCTAATACCGCACAAATGGTAGGGATATACTTGTTGTCCACATCCTTAATCCACTTCTTCACGACATAGCCTACACAAAGGCAAATGCCTACGATCACCGGCACCATAAATTCTGTTAAAAATCCTAAATCTGTCATGTTTAAATCCTCTCTTTCTGCTTCAGATGAAGCTCTTCAATCTCGTTTTTCATCTTTGTGACCATTCCATTTCCACCCAACGCATGATAGGCATCGTACATTTCCATAAAATTCTGATAGGCATAGGATGGAATTTCTTTGAGAGCCATGTATTTATTATGGTACTCAATCATTTGCACACGAAGCAAAAGCATTGTTCCTCTGCTATTCGCATCTCTGTCTGACTTCTGATTTTTCAAAAGCCACACTATATATCCCATAAATGCTGTCAGAACGATAGGCAAAGCAATCGTGTACGTTTCTTTTAACATCTCCATTGGATCATCTTCCTTTCTTTTGTATAATTCAATTATAATATTTCAGAATGATTTTTTTGTCCCATTTTACTTCGCATAACCAGAGATTTTACATCTAGGAATGATCCACAGAGCTACAGAACAAGCAGTATGTGAATTTTCTATACCTTGTGTTTTATTTGCATTAAAAACAAATCATCAGTTACAAATTATTATATTGCAATATAGAGTATGTGGACGATAACACTATAAAAATAAATTGTGACTCTGACTTCTATGCGGTTGTATATGGACTGTGATCATTTTTTTACCTATCATACTCATTTATATGCGTAGACACTCATTGTACCGCCTGCAGTATTAGCAGAATAAGAAATTTTATCGCCTTTAAAAGCTCTTATAGCTCCAACAATTTTATTAGGACAATTTGCTTTTTGAGCTGTGAATTCTACAACTCTTATATCGTTAATGCTTAAATTTCCTCCAGAATATAAAACGTCTGTTGTCGTAATTGTGTAAATTAATAAACAATCTTTAGTTAAAGGCGAACCGCTATCAACTAGAATCCCTTTTGTGCCTTTAGCTGGATTTTTTAAGTTAGTTAAACTCTGGTTAACCTCATCAAACCCACCCTTAATCCTGTTCTCCAGATCATTCATCTCTTCCGCAGAAAATGCATTTCCCTCTGCTGAGATCTGTCCCTCTGCTCTCGCTACGGTCACAAGTTCCGTGCTGCCGTCCTCATGTGTTAATTTTCTTCTGTTTGGGTACTCGGAAATACGATTCACCCATGTTTTTAAATTAAATGCCATGATAAAATCCTCTCTTTCTTATAAAAGTAATCCAATGCTCTGTCCGGCATAGATTTCTTCGCCTGCGTAATGAACAAAGTTTGAATTATAAACTTCATAAATGTCATGTAATATTTTCTCAATATCATTAATTTTCTGGTACGTGTTAATCGGCTGCTGTGGAACTTCCGGTGTCTCTGCATACCGATAACCGGCATTCCGCAGTGCTGTCACATTCTTTAAAAGACTGTCAAAATATGTTTTATCCGGATATGTGGGGAGATTATCTTTACAAGTGACCAGAGAAATGTTCAGCAATTGTGCTATGACATAGCAGTTGTTTTCATTCCGCCTGACATCCGATAAGTTGAATGCGCCTTTCATCCCCTGCTGCCATTCCGTTTTTTCACTGTCTGTCATATTCTCCCAGCCTATATTCCGAAGTTCCTGTACACGGTCTACATCCGCTTGTGTACGATCATACACAAACCACGGCAGAATATACTCAATCGTATTCTCGTAGGTACTCTTATTTCCTGCCTCATCATACATTTCAAGATATATATGGTATAAGCTATCCTCTGCCACATCTACCGTTGCACGCCACTTCACCGGATATGCTTCATCCTGGATAAAAACTGTCTCAACACCATTTACAGTTCCGGCAACATAAGTGATGTCTGTTGACAGTTCAAAGCTGATCGTTCCCGAAGCCATCAGCTGACCTCAACCGTGATTGCTACACTTGCACTTGTGCTTACCGGATTTGGTGTAAGTGTAATGCCTTTTAACACAGGCACCGTAGTATCAAGCTTGACGCTCAATGTAATGCTGGTAGTCTGTCCGGCTCCGTCTTTAGCCGTAACCACAATACTGTTCGTTCCCTCTGCAAGAGTAACCGCTTTTGAAAAGCTTCCATCAGTTTCTACCGCTACTGAGCCTAGGCTCGTGCCGTTTAATGTCATAGTCAATGTTATCGGACTTGAAGTTGCATCATTCGTTTTACCGGTTACTGTAAGCGCAGATTTATTTGTGATTAGCCCTGTCTGTGGAGAGGAAATTGTCAATGTCGGCGGCACTGTGTCAATTGTAAATGTTGATGAAACGGTAGTTGCCGCATTGCCGTCATTATCTGACGCATTGATCGTGATCGTATGGCTTCCATCCTTAAGAGCTGTCTGCGGTGTAAACACAAATTGATAACCATTTGTAATCCCTTTGCTTACCATTCCTGTGCTTGAAGTTGTGTATGTAGTGCTGTCTACTTTTATTTTGACGGTGGACAGGTTCACACCAGAGCCTCCAGCTTCATCCACGACCTTAAAGGTGATCGGCTGCTTATTATTTGTCACATATGCGCCTTTTGATGGAGATACCAGTGTGATCGTAGGCTTCATCGTTTCTTTTACAACCAGTCTCAATGCTTCTCCCAAGGTGGCATCTGTAGCATCTTTCGTAACTACAGTTCCTGCATCATTGGTAATCTCAATTTTAATCGGATAATACTTGTTGGCCAGATTGTATGATGTGGTTGCAGGGGCTGTAATTGTTCCAACCCATTTTCCATTACTTAAAGTAAGATTCGTCCACACTCCATCAACCTGTACCCTTACTTTTACAATTGCCATTAAATCACTCCTATCTCCTGTCCAGCTATAAGTTCATGATTGCTGGACCTGGTATATTTTGTTTCTGTGTAATATGTCTCTACATCATCTGCCACAACCGTTATTGTAACTTTGGTTTTCGTTGTGACTTTCTTACTGGATAATTTTGCGCTATATATAATTGGTCTCATTTCCATTAGATGATCACATCTCCTCCCGTATATAATTCAGTTCCGGCAAATACATCCTCAGTAACGACAATTGAGTACCCCCTGCACGTTGCCGTTGCGATAAATCCACCGGTCAAATCAAGCGTCTGGCTTTCAATCAATGTTGTCGATGTCTTTCCACCAATCGAATTTATATTTGCCCAATTTCCTACCTGCTCTAAGTCAACCAGGTACTTCATTCCAACCTTTTTTCTCAAGGCATGATAACCTAAAAGATAAGCGGCGATGTCGGGTAATATATCAGCATTATAAATAGTACATCCACTGTATTTCTTTATATTTTCTGTTTCCCCGGCTTCGATTTTATCCACACGTTTCTCATAAGAAAAAGTCGTGTTTGCATATTTAATACCTGTAATATGGCACTGTCCGGCATCCGGCATATTAATGATGAGATAATTTGTTTTTACTTCTTTCAGCGTGCCGGCACTTGCCGTGATAGACGATGGAAGATATGGACTTGAGAATGTGATCTTGGTATCTCCTGCCGGCAATGTTTTCTTATAAATGTCTGAGTTTTTTTCTTCCAATGCATAGTTTTTCATCTCAATACTCACACCAGAGATATATTTTTCAAGAGATACTTTCGTATTTCCATTAAATTTGCGATCCGTCCCGACAGTGGATTTCACATATCTGTCTGGCTTATAAACCTTGATGGTATCGCTCCGGCTGTCATCCGCAACCGCACCACACGCAAAGCATACCTGTTGCAATGCCTTACGGCACGTCTGGATGGCTAAATAGCCACTTAAAAGTATGTTGCCTACTTCTTCATCGATCGTATATTTTTTAATACCGGCAGTGGCAAATATCGCAATCAGCAGTACTTCTGCACGAACATTGTTATATACCTGTCCGTCATAAAATGTATACTTATCTAATAACCCAACTACATCAATCAACTTAAATTTTGCAATATTCTTTGAAAAAGAAAAATCGTCGATAAAGAATGCTCCCATAGGAATCATGTTTCCGTTATTAAACTCTGACAATGTGACTTCCTGCGTTTTCTGCACACTCTTCCATACTCCGTTTTCGTTTTCTGCGTCAAAGTCATTATTCATATCAACAATTGAAATATCCGCTTCGTTGATAGACAAGGTTGCAGAGGTCACATCAATGTCTTCCTGCACCTTGGCTGTCTGGATCATATCCTTATCCCATACGATATATTTTCCGTATAAAATGTACTGAAGCTTAATATATCTCTGTGGAAAGCTTGTTCTTACAAATTCAATCTCGATTTTTCCGTAATTCTGCGCCTGTGTATTGCAAACATAAATAAGGCTGTTCGGGTAAAAGGTCTCTGTGATTAATTTTGTACCGGCGATTGTATACCATGTGATTTTCAGCTCTGCTGGTGGTTCATCTTCAAAATAAAGTGTGATCGCTGCGGATGTATGCTGCTCCTTAAATGTGATCGTGATTTTGGGATTCGTTTCAAACGTGCAGCCATCCTTTGATAATGCAGCACTCCAGAATGCAATATCGTTTGGATTTTCCGGCAATAAGCTTTTACTTCCATCAAGTATAAATTGATTAAATTCGAAAGTTCCATAATCGGACTGTTCCGTCTGGTCTGCAAATAACTCAACTGAACCTATGCCCTGGTTATCATTTGTCGTGACCGCAGCATCCGCAAGTGCGGTAACATCTATAAATTTCATTTCTGCCCTGCAATATGTTCTCATAAATGCCCCCTTACGGTGTCTTAAATGGTTTTTTACTCGTCATTTTCCAAGACAATCCTTTATATTTCGCTCCGTTTTCAAATACCTTTTCTACTTCATCTTTAATGGATGAAAAATACCCATAGAAATCAAACTGCTTGCTTGCATCCGGTAAAGATACATGATGGAATCTGTTTTCACAATCTGTTATATGATCCATCAGTTTATCATAAAGTACCGGATCGTCTATTGTGCCAATTGAAATTGTATAGTTCTTATAGATTCCTATACTTTCAATATGAATATCTCCGTCCTCTGTTCTATCTGCATACTTTTCCAAGAAATCCAAAGTCCTTTGAATAGACACCATAGGGATATTATATGTAATTCCATCAATGATAAGTCCTTGTGTATACTTATGTACCATCTTATCCCTCCGCTATCCCAAGTCTTATTTCTTCGTCTTGTAAATACGGCAGATTGATTCTTGCGAACTCTTTACCATCCACCGCCAGTACTACTGTCTTTGCACCGCTGTAGTCCGGCATTTTGCTTGCAAGCTTCGATGCAAGGTCGTCCATCCAGCCGGTATTATTTTCAAGTGGCAGCACGGCTTCTCTTCCAGCTTCTCCGATTTCCGCGAGTGTCCTTCCGGTTGTGATACCACCGTTGGCAAGACGCGGCAGGCTTACAGTCGGAATCGTCGGAATGTTTGGATGCCAAGAACCTCCACCTAAAAAGTCAGGTAAATCAAATCCAATGCTATTAAAGCCAGAAATCAGTGAATTGATACCATTAATAACCCGGTTCACCATATTTTCGAACATCTGAATAATGCTGTTCACAAAATCTTTTACTGATTTTTCTGCCTGGCGTAATGTTTTATCTGTGTCTTTCGTAAGTAATGCATGAATTGCAGCAAATACAAGTTTTACC